TTGAGCTATCCTTTTTTAAGAGGTCTCAGTGGCGCTTAAAAGTTTATGCTCCTGCGGCTGAGAACAATTTGATTGAGCACACGAATATAGATGATGACAATATGTCTATTCTGTATTTAGTCAAAAACGGCTACGGCTCTGTTTTAGAAATTAGGGATTGGGACACAGAGCAGTTTTTGGACGCTCTAGAGTATGAGTCAATCGGCAACGCAATCACCCGACATTTTCACTGGAAATCTGAGCAGAAATAATGGAAGTTACGGAACTCATAACGCGATTTAGTTTTCAAGGCAACACAACGCCGCTTGATAACTATAATGTGTCGCTAGGTGACAGTATAGGCTTGCTGGTAGGGTTTGCGGCTGCAACGGCTGCATCTGCCCTAGGTGTTGGATTGTTCGCTTCTAACGTGCTTGAATCAGTGCAGCCATTGATTGACTTAAACGCTGCAACGGGTGTGTCTGTTGAAAAAATACAAGAATTAAGTTTTATTGCATCAGTCTCAAACTCAAGCACAGAGCAACTATTCTCTTCACTCGAAGGATTATCCACAAAAATCGGTGAAGCGGCGCAAAAAGGCAGCGAAGAATTTTCGCGCCTCGGCATCAGTGTGCGAGATCAAAACGGATCAATCAAAGGCACTGAGCAGATACTTGGCGAGATAGGCAATCGATTTCAAACGCTCGGACTGTCTCTAAGTGAGCAGAAATCAATAGCTGAATCATTAGGTATAGATGCATCATTGCTGACCTTGCTTGGAAAGTCATCATCTGAGCTTGGAAAACTTGCAGAAAGGTCACGAGAGATTGGAATACTTAACGAAGGGCAAGTAAAGCAGGCTCAAGACTATAATGACTCTCTGACGGTTCTAAGGGCAGGCCTAGAAGGTTTTAGAAGGCTTTTAGCTGTAGGTCTTGCGCCTGAGCTGAGCAGGCTTGTGGAAGGATTCACCGAGGTTTTGATTGTCAATAAAGACTGGATTATAAACGTAGTCGTCAATGCTATCACTGTTATCAGCGATCTTTTCTCATCGCTAATAAGAATTGCTCCGGTCCTTGCTGTTGTAGCCGCTGGATTTTTAATTGCAAAAATTGCAACCCTAGGGTTCGCTGCATCACTAGCTTTAGTTTTTACTCCGGTTGTTGTGCTGGCTGCATTGATTGCGGGAGCTTTATTGATTCTTGACGATTTAGTAGCTGCATTCAAGGGAGAGGATTCATTAATCGGTGATTTCTTTAAAGAATTTCTAGATTTTGACATTGAAGCTTTCGGCGCTTTTATAATTGACGGAGTAAAGAAAGCATTTGACGGAGTTGTAAAGCTCGGCGAGTTTCTTTTTAATGACTTGATGGCGCTATTCGATAGAATAAAAAACTTAGTGCCCGACTTTTCAAATATACTTGGTGACATTAAAAATTTAATACCTGAAAGATTTCTAAACTTATTTAGTGGAGACGCTCAGCTTGAAGTCAATACAAGTGCTATGCCTATTCCTTCGGCCTTTAGCGCAAGCGATATTCCTGACAATTCATTTTTACCCTCAAGCAGCGTGCAAAATTCTAGCAGAAGCGTCTCGCAAACTGTTAGTATTGATGTAAGAACAACAGACCCAGAACGTGCAGGCGTCGTTGTTCGAGACACACTGCAAGAACAAATGACAGACGCAGAAGCGCAATCAAGACGGGGTGGGATGTGACAAAAGATTATATTGCGGCTCAATTTGAAAATGATCAAGCTGAAATTATTGGGATCGGGTCATTTAATACGCTCGCCCGAATATCCGAAAAAATAAACAGAACCCGAGCAACCCCGACTTCCTATCTTGAGAGCGGCGAGCCTGTCAACGACCACATAATCAGAGAGCCTTTGTCAATACAGATAACAGGCGAAGTCTCTGATGTGTTCGCCGGTCCGGTTCGCGCAAATCAAATAGTCAGGTCTGCACAAGCATCACTTGGTCTAGTAGTGCAATATCTGCCGACTCGCACACAGTCGCAAATAAGCAAAGTATCAGCCCTAGCGAATGACGTGAGTAATGCTATAGAAAAGGCCGACAGATTAATATCGCCTAGCAACTTCGCATCATTTATAAGTTTTTCTAACGATGGCGGCAGAACAAACATAGAGCGATTTATTGATACGATGGAGGGCATATACGCAAGCGACAAGCTTATAAATGTAGATGCTCCTTTTAGGTCGTATAAAAATATGTCGTTGTCAGTATTTGACTACGAGCGAAACAACACAACAAGCAGCCTGTCTTTTAATTTGCAATTTGTTCAGTTCAGGTTTGTCGAATCCATATTTGTTGTTGGTGATAGACCCGCAAAAAACCCCGCTACTGCTAATAATGGCGCACAAGCTGACGAGGCTGACAAAGGGATTCAAGAAGGCAAAAAGTCTGAGTCACTAGCTAGCAAATATTTAGGGGGCTTGTTTCGTGATTGAGATTGAGAACATTACAGCAGAAGCTATACAGCGTCATTTGATTGTGCTTGAGGAAAGTGAAGTCGTATTAACGCTTCGATATTATCCAAAATCACTAATCTGGTGCTTTGATGCCGAGTTTTTAAATAAAAGAACCTTAGGCATCAAGCTCTCAGTCGGCGCACTGCATATGGTTAGCCAGAACCAACCATTTGATTTTGAGGTTGTTGATAATAGTCAGCTAGGAATTGACCCATTTCAAATTACCGACTTTTCATCTAATCGATGCACTTTGCTGATGCTAGAGCGTGACGACATGGTAATTATTAGACGAGGCGCAGAAGTCTAATGTTTATTAGAGATTTTGAGTTAAAGCTAGGCATTAGAGGCGGCACATTGACAGTACTACCGCCAAAACGCATTCAGTTTACAGTCGACAAATCTATTCAGGGTCAGCTCAACAAAATTGATATGACTATTTATGGACTAGCTGAGCGAGACAGGCTTGCACTTGTTAAAGATACCGAGGAGCAAAAGAGAATAACTATCTCGTTAAAAGTCGGATATAAAGGGGCAATACAATCAATTTACAAAGGCTCAATATTAACAGGCAGCAACGAAAGAGCGGGCCCGGACATCATCACAAAGCTTACTGGTTTAGACGGTGGGTTTGATGCCATTAACAGCTTTACAAATGCGACGGTAAAGGGTGCAAACGAGGCATTGCAGGCGGTTTTGTCCGACATGCCTAATACCGGAGAAGGAAAGATAACGACGCGCCCACAGCTTATTAGGCCCAAAATATTATTAGGCAATTCTCTACAGCTTATTAATCAAACTGTCAACTCTGGAGAAACTTGGTACATTGAAAATGAGCAGCTGTATATAATCGCTGACGATGAGGTTGTTGGCAGGCTAATACCTGTTGTTTCATCAGCCACTGGTTTGTTGAGTACGCCAACTCGACAAAATAAGCTAGTCACTTTCAGTAGCAAAATGAACCCCGCAGTTGTCATTGGTGGCCGATCACAGTTAGTCAGCACAACAGCTCCTCACTTAAATGGAATCTACAAAATACAAACAATAAGCTACTCAGGTGATAACTATAGCGATTCGTGGAATATGGACGCAACCGGAATATTTATTAAGGATGCAAAAGTTTTATGATGAACAAAAAGCAACTCTTAAACACCATACTTTCTGTCATAAAGCCTGAGCTGGCAAACTTGCACACTGTCGCTATTGGTAAAGTTTCAAAGGTAGGCGCTAAACTTCTCAGTGTTGACCCTGTTATTCAGTGGACCATAGCGCCAGGCGAATTTAAAAAAATTACGACATTTACGGAAGTGCCCCCAATATTTATGAGAGGCGGCTCAAGCTTTACAGCACACCCAATAGCTGTGGGCGATTACTGTTTATTGATAATCACAGAAAGATGCTATGATCGATGGTATAGCGGCATAGATTTTGCGCCACCGGCTGAGTACAGAATGCACGACTATAGCGACGGGTTTGCCCTAGTTGGCATTGGTAACGAAGCGGGATTGATTGATATACCCGACGTTATCCAGCAGACAGGCAACACGAACCAAGATGGCGATTATACTCATCAAGGCAACATGAATCAGACGGGCGACTTAACCGTTACTGGAGATCTTCAAGTAAATGGTGACATAAACTGCACGGGCAGAATAACGGTCGGAGCTGCAACGATTAACGGCATAGACTTTGCTACTCACACCCACAGTGGCATTCAGTCCGGTTCAGGAAATACAGGGGCGCCAAACGCATGAGCGTAAGAAGAATAAGTCAAAATAATGATTTTACATTTGGCAGAGGAAAAGCGGATTATATAAGCGGATCTAAAGAGATTCGGCAAAATGTCGTGACCCGGCTGAGGTCATTTACTAATGATTTTTTTCTTGATGTTGACAACGGCAATCCTTGGTTAGACTTGCTTGGCGTTCGCGGTAACGAAAAACGCATCATAAGACAGATTGAGAAAACAGTTTTAACAACCGACGGCGTTGTGTCAATCAATAGCATTCGATTAATTAGCGTTGACATTAACAGAGACGCACGAATTGAGTTATCATATGTCGATGCTTTTAGTGAAAACATAGTCTTTGAGGTTAGCGTTACATGAAGCCAGAATTTACACGCGAAGGAATATCCGTACAGACATTTAATGAGATATTTGACGAACTGGTTGCAGGTTATAGGGCAATATACGGCAACGACATAACAGTTGACCCTGACTCTCCAGACGGCGAAAGATTAGCCATTGAAGCGCAGCTACAGCTTGACCTGCAAAGCTTTGCGTTGACTACATATCAACAACTAGATCCTGACTTTGCATCAGGTCAATCTCAGCAAAGAATTATGAAGCTTGCCGGTATTTATATTCGACCAGCCACACGATCTCAGGCAGACGTTACAATAGTGACAGACAGAGAAATAAGCAAGTTATTAGCAGGCTTTACTGTCATAGATACCATTGGTCAGCCATTCATAACACTGGCTGATACGTCATTGAGTGCAGGCTCAAACACAATAACTTTATTCTCACAGGTATTCGGTGCTATTGAAGCATCGCCTGATACAATCACTGAGATCGCCACTTTCATAACAGGCATTGAAAGCGTCACAAATCCACTAGCCGCGACAGCTGGGATTGATGAGGAGACGGAAGAAGCCGTAAGAATAAGGCGCAATCTTTCTATGGAGCTTCCGACGTCTTCAGGCATCGGGCGACTATACCGAGCACTAGCTGAGGTAAATAATGTCACTGATTTAGCGATATACGAAAACGACACAGCAACAACCGACTCAAGAAATATACCAGCTCATTCCCTATTTGTAGTCATAGAGGGCGGATCAATAGCAGACATAACCAAAACAATGGTGTTTAATAAAACAGGTGGTCGGCCAATGGTAGGTGCTACGTCGGGCATATTTGTCGAAACCGTCGTCAGGCCGGACGGATCTACTTTTGAGTATCAGCACGAAATGACATTCGACAGGCCCGACATTGTTAATCTTCATGTAAAGTTAAATGTAAAAAGGCGGGTGTCTGGAAATACGATAGACATAGCTTTAATCAAAGAAAAGATTGCACAAAAAACCTATAACATCGGCGTTAATGCCCTTGCGGGAGAATTCTATAATTTAATTTTTACCGCAGGCGACAGCTTCATACCTTTTGACGTTGAGATAAGCGATGATGACAATACATTTACTGACGAACGAATTGAAGCAGGCTTGAAAGACAAGTTTGTTGTTCTTGTTGCAAACATTGACGTAACAGAAATCACATGAGTTATACTAGCGATTATGTCAATCTACTTATCAAGCAGTATTGGGAAAAGCCCAAGGCTAAAGCCGAGATAGAATTAAAGGCATCGACGTACCAAAAAGTATTTGAGCTATTAAATAGATTCCCTATTGAGATGGATCTTGACGAAGCTTACGGTGATAGGCTGGACATTATCGGTAGTATTGTTGGCGTTGGCCGAGTCATTCCGGATGTCATCCCAAAAATAGCATTCGGTTTTGATGGAAATGCAGATTCTAGGGGTTTCGCAAGCAAATTTGAACCACGCTCAAACTCTGCACCATTTGCAAGAAAATTTGAGCCTGAATTTACGCCGCTGACCTTAAACGATAGTGATTACTATTTGTTTATTAAGGCAAAAATAGCTAAAAACATTGGTGAGCCTTTTATGGCTGTCAATGATGGAGTTTCAATTCAATCAGCAGTAAACGATCTTTTTGACGGACAAGCTTACATTATTGATAAGTTTAACATGACGCTTATACTGTATATTACGTCTGACTATGATCTTGTTAGATTAAATGCAATAGTAAGTCTAGGCCTACTACCTAAGCCACAGGGCGTTCGATACGCAGGCATAGTTCAAGCAGAAGTGACTAATTCATTCGGCTTTTCTAACAATCCAAACTCAAAAGGATTCGCTAGTAAATTTGACAACAGACAGGGCGGATTTTTTGCCCAAAAGGTAATTCTATAATGGCTAAAATTATACGCAAGACGGGCGATGTGAAGGCGTTTGGATCTAATGCGACAGGAACGAATAGAACGGTGTTTGGTGCTGATACACAAAGCGACACGTTAGATGACAACGTAACAACCGAGCTTTTATCAGGCTGGCAGACTGTCAGCGCTAATGAAAAGCCAACTTTGCAAGACTTCAACGCGGCAGGATTTACGGCGGGTCAATATATAGCGTACTTGCATCAAATGGGTATAGCGGAATGGGACGGAGCGCAGCAATATCAAATAAACAGCTTTGCACCTCGCGGAGGTGTTATTTATCGATGTAAAACAGCAGATCATACAAGCGCTACAGTTCCAGAATCCGACGCAACAAACTGGGAAAGCATTCTCTCAGAAATAGCCGCGTCTGACGTAATCAACACGCCAGCGGGCGGTATTGCAGCTACTACAGTACAAGCAGCATTAAACGAACTTGATACCGACAAAGCAGCGCTAGCAGGTGCAACATTTACAGGGCAGGCGAAAGGAATAACGCCGGTTAGCGCCGAAGATTTCACACGCAAAGACTATGTAGACGCTTTAAATGATACAGAAACAATAACTGGATCAGCAGTATTTACTCAGTCAACAAACAATATTGGTTTGACAGGAATTGGCTCAATTGGTCTTGCTGTCGGGGACGTAATAACGGTTACTGGAGCATCTAGCAACAACAAAGATTTTACAGTTGAGGTTATCACGGATGCTAATAATATTATTGTCAACCAAGCTCATGCAGGGGGTACGACTACAAAATCATTAGTAGATCAGACTGCTACAGCGACAATAACTTTGTTAGCACGAGCTAAAAATGCCGCGCCGGGGATGGGGCAAGGGCTTGTCTCTGTAACTAGATCTGTCAACGTAACTTATACTAACAACACAAAAAGATTAATTTTCGCAATAGTGCAAACAGCAGGAAGCTTCAATCTTACTGTTGCAGGAATTCTAGTCGCAAACTATTCCGAAAGCGGAAGTGTTGATAATATGATTACTGTACCGATTTCAGTCGACAATCAATACATATCAACATTATCAGATGGTATTTTAAGATGGAGCGAAAGTAGATGATTAATTATTACGAAAACAAAAAAGGCGTTTTATTTGAAGACCCAATATTTTTTAATCGTACTGACTTAATTAAAATTAGCGCAGAAGATTTTAATTCTAAGTTAGCGATTAAAAACGCACCCGCGCCGCTTGCATCTGAACAAGTTAGAGATGCAGCATTAAGCGCTATTGATACTTACGACTTTAACGACGGTCGAGTTATACAGATTCGAATTAAAGAAGATAGTGATAACTTAAGGGGTGGCATTAAAAAAAGCA